TGAGATACCCCCGGTCGAAAAAAAGTGGATTTTAATCCTCGCAGCCGTCTTTCGATAGGGTTCTTGACTCTTTAGATTTTTTAAAACACGCACATGAAGGGGGGTGGTAAAGATGGCGGCTTCTGCAGAAACAAAAAAATTAATGCGCACAAAACTGTATAAAGAGATCAAGCTTGACCTCACCGATCAGCTTGATCGGAATGGAACAGTTGGCAAGTATTATTTAGATCTGGTGAATGATTATATGGACATGTGGGTGACGAAATGTTTACTGGTGCAAGATATCCAGGAACGTGGAATTTCCATAGGTTACGACAATGGCGGCGGACAAAAAGGTGTTAAGAAAAATGATAGTGTGGAGCAGAGAATAAAAGTCAACGTTCAGATGCTTAAGCTTCTTGACTCCCTGGGGATAAAGCCATCAAGACAGGATGGTGATGTAGGTGACGACGAGGAAATGTAACTACCATCCATACATCGATTCATACATCGATAACATCAAAAATGAGGTGATTTATACCTCAAAAAAGATCAAGTTAATGTGTGATTTGGTTGAAAAAAAACTAAATAACCCTGATGTTTTTATTGATTCAGAGGCGATTGACAAGGCTGTTGAACTCATGGAACGTTATTTTCAGATTAAATTTTTGGATTGGGAATTATTCGTGACGGCTTGCATTCACTGCTTCTACAAATCGACAGATACGGTTGTTTTTAGTACCATATTTATCGAAATGGGAAGGGGGAACGGAAAGAACGGATTCATCTCACCGATCGCCTGGTACCTTACAACTCACTACCATGGTATCGCGGGGTATAACATCGACATTGTGGCCAACGGCGAAGACCAGGCAAAAACATCGTTTGACGATATTTATGAAATGCTGGAACGAACCTGGGTGAAATCAAAAAAGTTCTTCTACAAATCAAAAGAAGTAATCCGGAACCTTAAGACAAAATCGTACATCAAGTTCAACACATCCAATGCTAAAACAAAGGACAGCAAACGAACTGGATGCTTGATCTTTGATGAGGTGCACCAGTATGAAGACTATGCCAACATAAAAGTATTCACATCGGGCTTTGGAAAGCGTAAGCACTCCAGGGCTTTTTATATTACAACTAATGGAAATGTAAGAGAAGGTGTCTTGGATGATATGCATGCGATCGCTAACGATGTGCTAAATGGAATCATCGAAGATCTACGCTGGTTGCCGCTGATTTATAAAATTGACAGCGAAGAAGAGGCAATGGATCCGGCCATGTGGGAAAAGGCGAACCCGTCACTTAAACATTTTCCGTCATTACTGGCGGAGATGCAGGAAGAATTCATAGAAATGAAATACAAGCCTGCCATGGAAGAAGAATTTTTCACCAAGCGGATGAATCTGCCAAGGGGGAACAAAGAAACACAAGTAACGGAATATGAAAACATTAAGGCGACCAATAAGCCGCTGCCAGACCTAACCGGGAAATCCTGTACCTGTGGAATTGACTATACACAAATAAATGATATGGCTTCCGTCATTCTGCACTTTAGGGAAGGTGATACCCGGATTGACATTAATCATACTTGGTTCTGTACAAAATCAGCGGATTATAAGCGGGTCAAGATGGATAAAGAAAAACTCATAAAAATGGGGCTACTGACCATGGTTGACGATGTAGAGATCGGGCCAACGCTTTTAACGGATTGGATAGCAGAAAAGGCAGAGGTTTATAACATTACCGAGATCGCTTGCGATGGCTTCCGTTACGCATTGTTGGCGGGTGCTCTAAAAGAAATTGGATTTGACGCCAAAGAAAAGAAAAACGTAAGGCTGATCCGGCCGTCGGATATCTATAAAATCGTGCCGGTGATCGAGAGCCACTTCAATAACCAGCGGTTTATCTGGGGAGACAACCCGCTGCTCCGATGGGCGACCAACAACACCAAGGTACTGACTTCCGGAAGAAAAGAAGGAAGCGATACCGGGAACCGCTTTTACGCGAAAATTGAAGGAAAATCAAGAAAGACAGATCCATTCATGGCGCTGGCGCATTCGGTTGTGCTGGAGGAAAGCCTGACCGAAGAAGAAAGCGTCATTGCTGATATGCCGGTATACACCTATTGAGAAAAAAAGGTAGAAAGGAGGTGATAAAAATGGGGTTAATAACATGGATACGCGATTTTTTAAGCGGCGGGATCGTCACATCAAAGCCGGTAACCGAAGAAGAGTTTTACAATGCCGTTGCCGAAACGTGCTTCCGGGAGCTGGCATTTTATACAACCATCAACATGATTGCTAATTCAATCAGCAAGTGCGAATTCAAGACATTTAAAAGCAACAAAGAAGTTAAAGAAAAAGAGTATTATCGCTGGAACATTGAGCCGAACAAAAACCAGAACTCTTCCCAATTTCTGCATAAGCTAATCAACCAGCTCTATAAAGAAAATGAATGCCTGGTGATCATTGAAGGTGAGCAGTTTCTGGTGGCTGACAACTTTACTGCTAAGGAATATGCGCTGCGGGAAAACACATACTCAAACGTTTTAGTGGGAGATTATAGTTTCCAGAAAACATTTCAAGGGAAAGATGTATTTTATTTTAAGCTATCCGAACAGGACATGCGAAAAGTTACCAATGCGATCTATGCCAGTTACGGTAAATTGTTGACTTACGGCATGAGGACTTACCAAAAGTCAAGGGGAAATAAGGGCATCCTGAACTATGAAGCGATAAAAAAAGGCGATGAAGAGGCCCGAAAAGCATTTGACGAACTCATGAATGTGCGCTTTAAAAAGTTCTTTGACAGCGAAAACGCGGTGTTGCCATTGCCAAAGGGATACGAATATGACGATCTTGGGAGTAAAACATATTCCAATGAGGGGACCCGGGACATCCGGGCAATGATGGATGATATCAGCGACTTTACTGCCCGGGCGTTTGGCGTGCCACCGGCACTGATCCGGGGAGACATCGCGGGAATTGGTGATGCTATGCAGAGTTATCTGACGTTCTGTATTGATCCGCTGATTGATATGCTGCAGGAAGAGATAAACAGAAAACGAAACGGGTACGTGGCATTTACCAAAGGAACTTACTTAAAAATTGATGCCAGGAACATAAAACACACGGATATCCTGGATTCAGCCACGTCAATTGATAAATTAATTGCCAGCGGGATCTATTCGATCAATCAGATGCTTGATATGCTGGGAGAATTAACCATCGATGAAGACTGGGCAAACCAACACTTTATTACTAAAAATTACAGCACCGTCGAAGATCTGCTTAATGCCCTTGGTGCCGAACCACCTAATACTGGATAGGTGGTTTTTTATTACAAAAGAAAAAAAAGAAAGGAGGACAAGATGGCAATAAAAAAATATTATTCACTGGCTAAAAACGGAAACACCATTGACGTCTACATCTATGGCGATATCACATCATGGCCATGGGATGAGTCGGATGTTTCAAGTTATGGTTTGGCCAAAGAGTTGGAGCTGACAGAAGCTGAACAGATAAACTGTTATATCAACAGCTATGGCGGAGAAGTCGCAGAGGGGCTGGCCATTTACAACCAGCTAAAACGACACAAAGCAAAAGTAACAACGATCTGTGATGGTTTCGCATGCTCTGCAGCATCGGTTGTATTCATGGCCGGCGATGAGCGGATCATGGGAGAAGCGTCACTTTTGATGGTCCACAATGCCTGGACGTACACGTCAGGAAACTCAGAAGAATTACGGAAACAGGCGGAGGATCTGGACATCATCACAAAAGCTTCTGTCAATGCTTATCTGTCATGCGTCAATATCAAAGAAGCAGCGCTAAAAGTTTTATTGGATGCCGAAACGTGGATCCTGCCAGAAGAAGCTGTGGCGATGGGTTTTGCCACCGGAATAACAAAAGAAGAGGCTGAGACGCAGGCCAGCCAAAGCGTAAAGAAGAATGTGATCGAGACACTGGCGAACAAGAACAAGGGGTTAACTATCAATCTTGAAACCAATCCTGTTTTTACGCAGGAAATGGATGGAATAAAAGCCGAAATAAAAGAGTTGCTCAATGGGTTGGAAAAACAAATTAAGGCGGTAGAAATACCGGAATTGGATTCAAAAACACCAGAATCAACAGAAAAAATACCGGAATCGCAGGGAAAAGAATCAAACCTGCTTAAAAATTTAGTGGCTGCATTAAGCCAGAAAGGGTAGAAAAAATGAAATTACCAAGCACAAAAAAGTACATGGAACTGCAGTTGTTTTCGGCAAAAAGCGATGACGCCAAAGAGGCAGAACGTCAGTTGGCGGCGGAAAAAGTAAAAGAGGCCTTAAAAAGTGAAGATGCTGAGGCACTAGCCAAAGTATTTGCAGATTTTGCAAATGGGATTCAGGAATCAATCATTTCCGAAGCACGATCAATAGCCCAGGGAGCTGACACCACGGTATTAGCGTCAAGAGGCGTTAGACAATTGACATCTGAAGAAACAAAATATTACCAGGCAGTGATTGAAGCCATGCGGACTTCAAGCCCGCAACAGGCATTAAGCGACCTGAATGTGGTAATGCCGATCACAACCGTCGATGCGGTATTTGATGATCTGGTGGTAAACCATCCGCTACTCAGCGTGATCAATTTTACCAACACCAGCGGCCTGATTGAATTTATCGTGAACACCAACAGCAAGCAGTTGGCAACATGGGGAACGCTGACATCAGCAATCGTCAAAGAACTGACATCGGGATTTAAGAAAATCAACATGACATTGCAGAAATTGTCGGCGTTTATCCCAGTAGCGAAATCCATGCTAGATCTGGGTCCGGCATGGATGGATAAATACATCCGGACAATTTTGGCGGAAGCACTTTACTTCGGAGTCGAAGAAGGGATCATTAACGGTACTGGTAAAGAAATGCCAATTGGCATGAACCGGCAAGTGGGCGAAGGGGTTACCGTAACAGACGGGGTTTACCCGCTAAAAACAACCGTTACCGTAACAAGTCTGGATCCGGTAACCTACGGAACGTTGATCGGCGGGATGGCCATTGATGCAAAAGGTAACCAACGGGTTGTGACAGAGGTGATCATGATTGTCGGCCCAACCGACTACCTGACCAAAGTAATGCCATCAACAACCATTCGGGCCGCAGACGGTACCTATGTTAACAATGTATTCCCATTCCCAACCCGGGTGATCCAATCGACAGAGGTGCCAACCGGAAAGGCGATCTTTGGGCTTGCGAAAAGATACTTCATGGGGATCGGGACGGCCTTGTCCGGGAAAATTGAGTATTCTGACGAATACAAGTTCCTGGAAGATGAGCGGGTTTATCTGGTTAAAATGTATGGACACGGTGAACCGCTGGACAATACAGCTTTTGTTTATGCAGATATCAGCGGGTTAGAACCGGCAGTTCAGGAAGTAACGGTTAAAGGTACTGTGGCAACTAAAGAAGAGGTTTAAGCTAAAGGGGAGCAGCACAGCGTGCTTGCTCCTCAGTTTTGTATGGAGGTGAGAAGATGACAGAAGAAGCATTTAACCAGTTGCTTCTCGACACAAAGAACGAGCTGGACATTACATGGCAGGATGATGATACAGACAAAAAACTGACGGGGATCATAAAAAGGGGCCTGGCCTATATCGATAATGTCGCGGGCGCGGTTCAAGATTACACAATTGAAGCGGAGGCCCGGGGACTGTTATTTGATTACTGCAGGTATGTACGTGCCGGGGCATTGTCGGAATTCATGGAAAATTATTTGCCGGAGCTATTAACACTCCAACAGGCAGAAGAGGTGAAAGCATATGTCGCAAGCCAAGAAACAACAGACGTTTAATGATGGAGTTGTCAGAATCTATGAAGTAAAAAATACGACAATACCAGGGAAAACGCCAAAGAAAAGCCTGGTTTTTAAAGAGACGATCCGATATAAGGCGAAAACAGTCGGAATTACCAGAATGAATCTGGCCAAACAGAACAATAGTAAGGCCGACAAGCTAATTGAATGCCCGCGCAGAGAAGTGGTAACAGCAACGAGCGTAGCCATGTTCCAGGATGGGAAACAGTACCAAATCATTAACCTGCAATATCCAGAGGAACGAGAGCCGCCGACAATGCTGATCACCATGGAAAGGCTAGGAAAATTTTATGATATTTCCGAAGATTGAGAATACTTTAAAGGCAATAACAACAAAGACGCACCGGACATTTGCCCCAGAGGAAGAAGAACCGCCGTATATTGTCTGGGATGACGATTCTCAAGGCGAAACCCTACACGGCGACGGGAAAATGAATTGCCAGGTAATTGAGGGAACAATTAACCTATTCACAAATGATGAAGACGACCCATTGTTTGACCAGATCCAACAGGGGTTAAACTCTGCCGATATAGCATTCGAATATAATTCGAAACAATCTGAAGAGGACACTGGAATCACGCATTATGAGTGGGTGTGGAACCTGCCGAGGGGCGTGTAAACATGGCTAGATGCGAGTTTATGGCAGCTGATGATTTTGCAATTAAACTGGAACGATTAGCGACGGACATGGATTCTGTAGCTGAAGAGGCGGTCTACGCTGGGACTGAAATCGTTGCTGATGAGATTAGCAAAAACTTGAAAGTGGTCGTGTCAGAAGAAGCAACCGGGGGACTTGTCGAGGCATTTGGGGTCACGCCAATTACTAAAGACGCCAATGGATGGAATGCCAAAGTAGGGTTTGATGGATACGACAACAACCCTAGCAAAAAGTATCCGAAAGGCGTATCGTATCAATTAATTGCACGATCGATTGAATCGGGAACAAGCTACAGAGTGGCAAAACCGTTTGTTAGACCGGCAATGAAGAAAGTAAAAAAACGAGTTGTTGAAAAGATGAACGAAATAATCGAAAAAAGAACGAAAGAAATACTAGGGTAGGCACTCGCAGGAGTGACACTGCTAAAAAAAGGAGAAAAACATGGCTTATGTAAATATTAAAAATTTAGTCTGGTCAGAAATGACGGATGTAGATGCGATGGTATACGCAGCCCCGCTGCCGGTAGCATCATTGATGAGCATCAAGGTTGACACAAAAAGTTCAAATGACACACTTTATGGCGACGGGATCCCAGAGGAAAACGTGTTATCGATTGGAGAAACAACATTTGAAGCAGGCGTGACAAGCTTCCCCTCTCTGATTGCAAGTAAGATGCTAGGGCACACACTCGATCCGTTAACTGGTATCACGTCCGATCACGTGGACGATCTCGCTCCGTATGGCGCGATCGGGTTTGAATTAGAAAAAGCAGACGGAACAAGCGATGCGTTTTGGTATCTTAAAGGGCGGTTTGAAGAAGCAGGTGTTGATGGCAAACAGAAAGAGGGAAAGACTTCTTTCTCCACGCCAACCCTCAAGGCGACATTTTTGCCGCGCGCCGATGGGCACAGACGATTTAAACTAGATCCAAGTGCGGGGACAACGCCAACGACGGTAGCAGCGTTTTTAGCAGCGGTACCAGCACCGGTGCCAGAAGGATAGCAATGATGATGGGGCTAAAAAGCCCCATTTTTTTATAAAAAAAATTAAAGGAGAAAATAAATGCAAATTAAATTGGGTGAAAAAACATACGACACTGGAAAATTGACAGGAGAGGCACTATGGGAGTCGCTGGAATTTGAAGAAACAGTAAAAGCTGAAAAGGTAATGCTGAATCAGCTAAACATGATGGCTGAACAGGTTGTAAAGTTATACAAGAACCAATTCACGGTTGAGGATATCAAAAAAGGTCTGGAATCTCATGAAGTTTGGGCAACTCTGAATAATCAATGCTTTGGTGTTGGCTATAAATTAGTGGAGAAAATCGAAACAAAAAACGAATAACCGGCAGTGGTTCCGGTAAAAAAATCACGCTATTTGAATGGATGAAATTATTTTATGTAGCCAGGTTGGATGAAGGTTACAAGATGAATGAAATTGATGAGATGGATGTTTTTAGATACCTTGACGTTCTCGGCTACCAGCAAGAAAAAGAATATTGGAAAAACGTTGAAGAAGCACTGACGTTTTTATAGAAAGGAGGGAAAGAGTATGGCTTACGATATAGGACCGCGGATCGGGATACAGGGAGAAGCAGAATTTAGAAAGTCGATTACTGCAATTAATGACAGCTATAAAACGCTAAAAACTGAAATGAATGCGGTAACATCGGCGTTTGACAAGAACGATCAATCACAAGAAAAACTGACTAAGCAAAACGAGATATTAACCAAGCAAGTTGAGCTGCAGCGAAAGAAAGTTGAAGAAACGACGGCGGTTATGAAGAAGTCGTCCGATGAGTATGGCGATGCTGATAAAAAAACTTTAGCATGGCAGCGGACGGTAAATGCCGCAACGGCAGAGCTAAATAAACTAGAATCGCAATTAGAGACAAACAACAAGACAATCGCGCTGCAAAATTCGGGGTGGAACACGCTCGGAAGGACGCTTGATACGACTGGGGCGAAAGTAACAGCGCTCGGAGACGGGATGGTTGGCGCCGGACAGAAAATGACAGTTGGGATTACGGCTCCAATTATAGCCCTGGGCACTGCATCTGTCGCGGCGTTTAAAAACGTTGACGACGGAATGGATACAATTATCAAAAAAACTGGAGCAACAGGGGAAAGCGCTGAAGAGCTCGAAGAGATATACAAAAATTTAGGATCGAACGCTCCGGAGGACCTGGGCGATGTTGGCGCCGCGATCGGCGAAATAAACACGCGCCTTGAATTCACGGGCGAAAAACTAGAAAAGGCGTCTACCGACTTTTTGAAATTCGCAAAAGTAAATGACACGGACGTCAATTCCGCGATCCAGCTAGTAACCCGATCAATGGCGGATGCTGGTATCGAAGCAGATGAATACAATTCCGTTCTCGACATGCTGACTGTCGCTGCACAAAAAAGCGGCATTAGTATGGATTCATTAACGACGAATTTAACAAAATACGGTGCGCCAATGCGGGCAATGGGGTTAGATACTAAAACATCCATCGCAATTTTTGCCGGATGGGAAAAAGCTGGGGTTAATACAGAAATTGCGTTCGCCGGAATGAAAAAAGCAATTTCAAACTGGGCGGCTGAAGGAAAAGATTCAAGAGTCGAATTCCAAAACACACTGGATGCGATTAAGTCAGCACCAGATATCGCAGCGGCGACGACAATGGCCATTGACGTGTTTGGCCAAAAAGCCGGGCCGGATCTGGCCGATGCTATCCAGGGCGGTCGGTTTGAAATAGATGATTACATCGAAGCCTTGGACAATGCTGGCGGCGCGGTAGAAAACACCTATGAACAAATTGAAAGTTCTACCGATAACGCAAAAGCGGCTTTTAATAAAATAGAAATCGCATCAAGCGAATTGGGCGAAACGGTCCTAGAAGTTTTGACGCCAGCACTTGAAGAAACGGGCGAAATTATCGGCGATGTTGCAGATTGGTACAGCGACCTAAATCCTGAAATGCAAGAAGCAATTATTGTTACGGCGGGTTTAGCAGCAGCGGCAGGACCGTTGCTAGTCGTAAGCGGCAGCTTATTAAAAGCTGGTGGCACGATGCTTACAACAATCGGTACCGTCAGCGGCGCAATTGGCGTAATGACAACAGGGGCGACCGCAGCAACACCTGCAATCGGCGGGATGGCAGCGGCAATGACCGCATTGACTGGGCCGGTAGGCTTAGCAATATTAGGCGTAACGGCACTGACCGTGGGTGGAGTTGCGCTACATCAAGTTTTGAAACGCACAACAACATTGACGGACGAACAAGTAGAAGCGGATAAGAAGTATATTAAAAATAACAAAGAGTTAAGCGAATCAATAACATCAAATATTGGAACAAGGAAGAAAGCACTAGAGACAACAGAAGGAGAGGCAGTAGCGGCTAAAAATTTAGCAGATCGGATATTTGACTTAGCGGACAAACAGAACAAATCAGCGTTTGAATTATCGGCGCTAAATGTCATGGTGGAACAATTTAATCAATTGATGCCGAGTGCAAATTTAACGGTTGATACAAACACCGGGGCGTTAAACAACAACAGAGATGCCATCAATGAAGTAATTTCGGCGGAGATGGAACGGATACGGTTATCAGCAGTTTTAGAAACACTGACTGCTAATGCGAAAGAACAGTTGGATATCGCTCAACAGTTAACAAAAGGAACGTTAGACGCGAATACGGCCCAAGTTGAATATCAACAAAAGATGCAAGACATCGAAAATGGGCAAGGGAATGCTAATGAAAAACAAAAATTAAAAAACGATTTATATGCTGAGTATTCAACAAAACTTAACGAGTCAAAAGCGTCGATGGAAGAATTAAAAACAAAGCAAGCAGAATTAACAACAGAAGGAGAACTATATCAAACATTTTTAAAAGACCCATCGGCACAAGAGACGTACATTAAAAACGCAGGATCAACCGTCACTGCAACAGAAACGGCGACGAAAGATATCGATACGATCTTAAGTGAATTCAACACAACGGCGCCACCGAAAGTAAAGAGTGCATCCGAGCAGATGGCTAATGTATACGGAAGCGGTGTATTACAGATGCCAGAAATATCTAAAAAATCTGGAAATGAATCAAACAATGCGCTAAGCAATACGATAATTGCAGGGGTTCCTGTTATTGGATCGGCAGCAAAGACAGCACGTCGAGCAGTTACCCAAGAACTCAATTTACTACCTAGCGAGGCGAGCGCAATAGGAGGACATGCTGCAGCTGGAATCGGAGCAGGGATTGTAACAACAACACCAGAAGCAAGCGACGCAGCGAAGAATCTACATGATGCGGTCAAGAGGGAAACAGATCCGCTGCCTGAAGCCATGAACGATACAGGTTACAACGGTGGCACTAGCTTAGGGGCAGGAATTAATTTAGCATCTCCACAGGTGGCCATAGCAGCCGTGGGTGCTTATAATGCCGTAACTGGAAAACTTGGGACGTTGGGTAAATTCGGGAACGAAACTGGCCAAAATGTTGGACAGGGGTTAATAGATGGACAAGAAGCCAAGAAAGAAGCAATTGGAATCGGGGCTGGGGGAATAGTTGGTTTACTGATAGAAAAATTTAAAGTAGGGCTCGGGATTAACTCGCCATCAATTATCGCTCACGGTTTTGGTTTCAACTGGATCGAAGGATTGATTAACGGGATGAAAGTTCCGGATATCACATCGTTTGTTAACAACATGGTTGAAAACATAAAAAGTTCTTTTGCGGCCGGGAATTTTAATTTAAAAGCGGCGATTGATTTTGTTGGAACCGGCGCAGCGGAATTTTTTAAGTCAATTGGGATTGGTGGCTCTGATTTCGCAGGGTTAACCGTACCGGTTGGCGGCGGGATTACATCGGGATTTGGGTATCGTGACGACGTTCAAGGCGTCGGATCATCGGACCATATGGGGATCGATATTGGTGCTGGATACGGTGCGCCAGTTGGAGCAGCAGGAGCAGGAACGGTTACTCAGGCCGGATGGTACGGTGGGTATGGAAATACAGTCATCATTGATCATGGGAATGGGCTAGAAACATTATATGGCCATCTTTCACAAGTATTGGTTAATGTAGGTGATTTGGTAAGCCAGTTACAAACCATCGGTCTGGTTGGATCGACCGGAAACTCCACTGGACCGCATTTGCACTTTGGTGTTATGCAAAATGGCGCTTGGGTTGATCCGTCATCTATTTTCGGCTACGCAGGCGGCACAAACTGGGCAACACCAGGACTGCATTGGGTAGGAGAAAACGGACCGGAACTAATGAATTTCAGAGGCGGAGAAACGGTATACACAAACACAGAGAGTAAGCGGATTGTAAATAATACACAAGCGAAACAGCCGCTGGTGCTCCAGCTCACGCTGCAAAACGGAACAAAAATAGCGGAATACCTAATAGACGACATCAATAACATGCTGGGCGTTAAAACAGGTCTAGCAGGAAGGGGGATGGCATGAAAGCAGATGTGAAAATTGGCGAAAAATGGGTTTCGGCTGACTGGGGGTTTATTTTTAACGATAAGACCATTTCGTCACCGGAACCCAACCTGGTCATGATCGAGATCCCGGGAACATCCGACGTTATCGACCTAACAGAATCAATCTCCGGAGACATCGAATATAAACAGCGCAGCATAATGATCAAATTGGAATCGGCCCAGGGGAAAGATAGTTACTACTCTAAGTTTTCAGAGCTGGCCAACTATGCCCATGGGAAGAAGATGAAAATAACATTTAATAAAGACCAGGGTTATTACTGGATCGGCCGCATAACCGTAGCATCGGCAGAACCGAAGACATATGGCTCAACAATCACCATCACAGCCACCGTCGACCCCTACAAATACGAAACCCAGTCCAGTCTAGAACCCTGGTTATGGGACACGTTTTCTTTTGAGGATGGGATCATCCGGAATTATTACAACATTACGGTACCGGGCAGCCTGACAATTGTAGGGCGCCGGAAACGGGTGTGTCCGAAGATCATCTGCTCCGGTGCGATGATGGTAACCTACCTGGGGAATACATATCAATTGGCAGCGGGAGAAAACCTGGTTACCGATATCTTTATCGGAGAGGG